GCAGCGCGATCAGTCCCCGGTCACCTTCATCGGTGATGGCGATAATTCGTTGAGCATGCGCTCGGTCAAGTTGGGCGCGTACGGCTCCATGTACCACGCCTCCGGCACTGGAGGCTTCTCGCACCCCACCGTCACAACCCTGGCCGGCAAGGGCTCCGGTGTCGACAAGGACTGACAGCCGCAGATCAGCGGTAGCAAGCCGGTCACGCAGACGAGCCTGAGCTTGTTGAGCATCATTCATTTCCTTCCAGTGTGTTTCGGTCTGATCCTGCAGGCGAGCCTCCAGGGCGCGGCGCGCGCCCTGCTGCTCTTCCAATTGATTGAGCGCCGCCGAGGCGGCCTCCTCGCGCTCACGGCCGTATGCGCCATCCTTCTTCGCCAGCTGCTCGCCATAATCGGCGGCCTGCTCGGCGAGCTGCTTCCCGTAGGTGTTGGCCTGCCACACCCAGGCTGCCCGGGCGCCGATGGCGCATGCGAGCACCAGAGCCGCCAAGGCGATCAGACGACTGCCCCAGGCACTCACTGCAGTACCTCAAGGGCTCGCTTGTAGATGGCCATGCGATCATCCAGGCCGTTGGTACCGCCGTTGATCCGCTTCGTGATGGCCAGCATGTCACCCTTGTCCGCCAGGCTGTTCAGGCCCTCCTTCTGCCAGAACCACCCGGCCGACATTGCGGCGTAAACCGGCTGCTCGAGCAGCTCAGGGGTGTTGAGCAGGCGGCTGTCACCGAATAGGGCCTCGCTGCAGGCCTCGTAGTTGTATCGGCCTGTGACCTGAATCAGTCCGCGACCACGGTAGAACTGGCCGTCGCCATCAGCATCAACCGTGTTACCCAGACGCTTCGCCAGGCTGCCGGTGTCGTACTTCGACAGGTACTTGTCACTGCCGAGCTCACGCACGTACTGCAACTGGCCCGACTCATGCCCCACCTGGGCAAGAAATGCCGCCATACGCAATCGCGAAATGATGGCGTACTTGCCCATGGTCGCGTTGAGGCCAGGAACAAAAACGCCGGCTTTGCGGCCGGCGTTCGGGAGGATCTGCTGCAACTGTTTCTCGTTGATAGACATGCTTTTCTCCAGTGTTCGTTGATTAGGTCGGAGACACTTCAACCGTGCGCAGCGGCTTGTCCGCCTTGCCTTTTTTGCCTTTGGCCTTCGCCTTGCCCTTCTTGCCGCCGTTGCATTCCACAGTGGTCGACCAACCGGCCGCGCTGAAGACCTGCTCCACGCTGTCCACCAGGTACTCGCCGTCGAGACCATTCTTGAAGCCTTGGGCACTGATGGTTCGCTCAGCGAAGAGATCCGTTCGACCGACCATTTCCAGGCGCACGCCAGCAGTGCTTCTGTTGAATGCGGCGAGGCGGGCCTTCGCGGCCTGCTGGGCAGCGGTCTTGTCGGGGTAAATGTGCCGGTCGGTGTGCACACCCGGCAGGCCATCCGGGGCGTCGTCGTTGTCCAGCTGGACCACCACCAACTTGCCGGTCTTCTTGTCCTGGTGCTGCGTCTTCACCGCCTTCTGCGTGTTGCGGTCGCCCAGGCGGAACGAGTAGCGGCTCACATCCGATCGGCTGATGGTGACGATGGTCAGCGCCTTACCGCTCGCGCTCTGGCCGCCTTGGCGCGGGAGCACCAATAACTTGCCACTGGCCACCTTCGCCGTGCAGTCGTACTGCTTGGCCAGGCGGGTGATGAAGTTAAAGTCGGACTCGTCGCGCTGGTCGACGCGGGGCACTTTCGTCTCCACCGTGCACCCCGGCTCCCAGCCATTGCGAGCGGCCACGTCGCTGACGATCTTGACCAGCGACACGTCCTCCCAGCTTCCGCTACGCGTGGTCTTGCCACTGCCCCGCATGTCGCTGGCCTTCCCGCGCAGCGTGATGGTGTCCGGCGGGCCGGTGACCTCGATCTCGTCCACGGTGTAACTACCCAGCCGCGCCAAGGCCTGTCCTGAATAGCCCAGGAAGATCTCAACCTTCGCGCCGCGAGACGGCAACGTGACAGCCTGATCGCGGTCATCGATCTGCAGCTCGAAGTCATCCGAGTCCATACCAGGTTTGTCCGAGGTGCGAAGCAACAACAGGCGGTCGTTGATCAGCGCGGTGATGTCCTTGCCATCTGCGACGATCTGATATGTCGGTTTCATGGGGTTGCTCCAGATATGAAAAACCCCGCCGGAGCGGGGCTGGTGATGCTTCGCGGGATCAATCCCACAACGTGACCTCTTCAACCTCAACCACCGGCAGATCGGGCAGTGTGATCAAGAGCCCTGCGCGATATGGCTGAGGCTCCTCGGCCAGCCCTTGGTTGGCCTGCAGCACCGCCTCCACGGTGCCAATCAGCGTGCCGTAATAGGCGTGGCACATCGTGTCGAGCAAGTCACCGTCAGACGTTCTGCAGGTCATTGCCATAGCTGACAAACTCCAGGTTGAAGCCCTGTTTGCGAGGGATGCCGCCAGCCAGCAGCGCCCCCTGTTCCTCATCGACGCTCAGCAAGCACCATGTGCCCAGCACTTCGCCGTATCCCGTGGTCAGGGTCAGCGGCTGTAGGCGCCGGCCAATGCTGCGCAACTCACCCAGCTGGCCGATGCCGCCCTTGTGGAGCGGGAAGATGGCCCCCTTGATCGTCAGCTTATCCTCGCCCTGCCCCACAGCCTGCTGTGCAATGGAGCGCGTCAGACGCTCCTGCCCAGCCCACCGGAACGCAGTCTTGCGCGTCAGCTCGTCGAAGGCGGCGGTGTCGAGGTTGAAGTAGTAGGGCTGCAGTTTCGGATCCAGGGGCTGGATGATCAGCAGGTGTGGGAAAGGCGTCACTGCTGCAGCCGCCGGGGTGAGGTCCACGCCCAGCCCACTGCTGGGGAGGACGTTGCTAAGGCTTGGGCTGATCGATCCTGCGATTCGGTTCACCGCCGCACTGGCCTTGCTGGCCTGCTCCTTGAAAGAACCCATGCGCTCCTGCACCTGAGATGCCGCCGATACGACCTGGCTGTACTTCGCCGCCACCTGACCTACGGTCGATTGCGTCACGTTGATGGCGCGCATGGTGCGCTGCAACTTCTCGCCCAATGCCGGACCGATGACCGGCAGGCTCTCCAGCTCTGCCGCTGCGCCGGTCATGTCGCTGACCGCGCCCGTCAACGGACCCAACATACCGTCGAGCGTCGTTCGCCCCGCCACCCCCGCTGCCACCAATGAGGACAGCGAGGATGTCAGTAGCTCCATGTAGGCCATGGCACCTCCTTAGATAATGTGAGCAGCGTCAAACAGCTGAATCGACGCCTGACGGGCCGCCAGTTCGCGCTGGAGGGACTGAAACAGGGCGCGCAGCGGTGCATCCATGTCGCGTACCAGCTGGTACGGGTCCTTTACATCACCCTGCACGGTCACCGGCATGGTCAGCGCAATGGCGAAGCTCTGGTCGACCTTGGCCGGTTCGGCTTTCGTCTTCTCGGCCGGCTTGGCTGCTACTGGGGCTGTTTGCGCCGGCACTGGCGGAGGTGACTCTTTGACCAGTGCGCGCACCACCGCACCAGGTGCTGGGCCTAGCTGCCTATCCTGAGTCGGCGCCTCAGGCGGTGACACCGGCGAAGCCTTCGCCACAGCTGCACCGAGCGGCGGAGCGTCGACCTTCGGCGCCTCCGTGGCTTTGTGCTTGTCTGCGGCAACCTTCTCTGCCGGCGTCTTGGCGACTGCCGCCCCAAGTACCGGCACCTCAACCATCGGGGCTTCCTTGGTCTTGGGCTTTTCCTGGGCAATCTGCTCCGCCGGATCATCGCCGAACAGCTTTTTACCCAGCCAACCACCGATAGACTCTCCACCAAGGCCGCCCAGCACCATGCCAATGGCCCCACCCACAGCGCCGCCAACGGCGGTGCCGAGGATCGGCACGATAGAACCAACCGTCGCGCCGACCGTTGCCCCGTAGGCGCCACCTGCCCAGGCACCGGCCACGCCGCCAGCCAGACCACCGTAGCCCTCTGCCTTCTCATCACGGGTTTCGGCGTTCATCGCAACATCGAGCACCCCTGGCACTGCATCGATCAGCTTGCCACCGGGCACCTTCGACAGTGTCTTGGTCACGCTACGCACGCTGTGCACCGCGCGCGCAACGCCACCTAACTCCCCCGCGATGCTGTTGGTACCAACCAGCGTGGGCATGGCCGGGGCCGACGGCAAATGCACC